TCATCGACGTTACGAGTTATTATCATACAAACTTTGTGACATCCCCCGACTTCTTTTTGTATCCATTCTGTCTTTCTACGAGTTCTCTTCAGCCGACTGGAACTTTAAATTTCAGTCGTCTCAATTCAGCTAAGATCATGAGTGAAACGATGCCCATAAATGACCCCATTTACGCCATAAACTATAACATATTACGTATAGAGAATGGCATGGCCGGTCTCCTCTACGCAAATTAAAATGCCATTCTATATTAAATGGTCAAGAACTTACCGACAGTGGAACGTTCAACCAAGATTAGGTTCGGTCGGAACTGCACCGACGACCAGGCGGAAAATACGATCGTGTTCAACGCGAGTGATGAGCAAATCGAAGTGCCATTTTCAGATTCCGTGTACATGACACCTTTGCGTCTGCGTACGGATCTATCGGATAGGAATATCACCGTGTTGGCCTACAACACCATAACGAAGGAAGTTATGAATTCAGGTGCAGTCGCGGAAGATATTCTCAATTTCACACTCGAAGCTGCCGTTATTAACGGTAACGTCACCGCGAACACGGTTTCTTTCAATAACGCGATCACTTCCGTCACGACACTCTCTAATGTTGGTGTAGCGAATGGCTCACCCATACACACACTCGATGTGGGTTCAAATCTTTTCGTAGATGAATACGGCTCGAACATTCTCGTGGTTTTGGGAAATACATACGTTCGAGATAATTTGATGGTGGATGGAAACCTTGACGTCAACGGCACGATCACGACGATCGATACGGTGAATACGACCATCAAGGATGCGCTCGTAGAGATTGGAAAGGGAAACCTCTCTTCTGACCTGGGTTTTATCATGGATCGCCCATCCTCTAACGTCGCCGTGGGGTTCCGGGAAGGCACGGATGAACTCGTGTTGGCCTATACGAACAGTAGTGCGTACGGGTCTACTATCGTCCCAAAATCTTCTGAAACACTCGATGTACACGTGTACGGTCGGGTTCTCACGGAATCTAACGTGGGTATTTTGAACACGACACCCACACACACACTCGATGTGGGTTCAAATCTTTTCGTGGATGAGTTTGGTTCTAACGTGCTTTACGTCACTGGAAATACCCATACGACCAATATTCTTTCGGTGGGTGACAAAGTGGGAATCAAAGAAACGGATCCCGATGCAGAACTTCATGTGGTGGGCAACGTCTATGTGTCGAGCAATTTAACGGTCGATGAGGATACATTCCACGTGGATGCGGTGAAACACTCCATTGGAATTGAAACAAAAGAGCCGGATGCTAACCTTCATGTGGTGGGTAATGTCTACGTGTCGAGCAATTTGACGGTCGATGAGGATACCTTCCATGTGGATGCAGTGAAACACTCCATCGGAATTGAAACAAAAGAGCCGGATGCCAACCTTCATGTGGTGGGTAACGTCTACGTGTCGAGCAATTTGACGGTCGATGAGGATACCTTCCATGTGGATGCGGTGAAACACTCCATCGGAATTGAAACAAAAGAGCCGGATGCCAACCTTCATGTGGTGGGTAATGTGTATGTTTCTTCGAACTTGACCGTGGATGAAGATACGTTCCATGTGGATGTGATGACACACTCCGTCGGAATTGAAACAAAAGAGCCAGATGCGAATCTGCACGTGGTGGGTAATGTGTACGTGTCCGACGATTTAACTGTCGCTACGAATACTCTTCACGTCGAGGCGGAGTACAACTCCGTTGGAGTTGGGACAGTGACCCCCGATGCTAACCTTCATGTGGTTGGAAATGTCTATGTTTCTGAGGATGTAACCGTCGCCACAGATACGTTCCATGTGGATGCGGGGCTTGATTCCGTGGGTGTTGGGACAGTGAACCCTAATGCGAACCTTCATGTGGTGGGTAATGTGTATGTCTCTTCGAATCTCACCGTAGATACCGATACGTTACACGTGGACGCGGTGACACATAGTGTCGGAGTTGAGACGAAATCACCAGATGCGAAACTCCACGTCGTTGGCAACGTCTACGTGTCGAGCAATTTGACGGTAGACGATGACACATTTCACGTGGATGCGACGACACACAGTGTCGGCGTCGAGACGAAGTCGCCAGATGCCAATCTTCATGTCGTAGGTAATACATACGTGTCAGACGATTTGACCGTCGCTACGGATACGTTCCACGTGGATGCGGGGCTTGATTCCGTTGGAGTCGGGACGGTGAACCCTAACGCGAACCTACACGTGGTGGGCAACACGTACATCTCCTCGAATCTCACGGTGGATGAATCGACGTTCCACGTGGACGCGGTGAATAACAGAGTGGGTATATCGACGAAGGAACCTCATGCCAATCTCCATGTCGCGGGTAATGCCTACATCTTCTCTAATTTTACCGTTGACTTCAACACGCTTCACGTAGATTCACTCACAGATTCTGTGGGTATTCGCACGGTAGATCCAGATGCAAACTTTCACGTCGTCGGAAACGCCTACGTTTCGAGTGATTTCACCGTCGACGGTGACACGTTCCACGTGAATCCGTCGGTACACTCCGTCGGTATTGAGACCAAGAACCCCAACGCGAACCTCCATGTGGTAGGTAACACGTACGTGTCGTCTAATTTAACCGTCGATACAGACACTTTACACGTGGACTCGGTGACCCATAGTGTTGGAGTAGAGACAAAGACACCCAACGCCAACCTCCACGTCGTTGGTAACGTGTACGTGTCGGATGATTTAACTGTGGCTACGAATGCACTTCACGTCGAGGCGGGAACACAATCCGTCGGTCTCGGGACGAAAGTTCCAGATGCGAAACTTCATGTGGTTGGAAATGCCTACGTTTCTTCAAACTTGACAGTGGATACCGATACGTTCCACGTGGATGCGACGGGCAAGTCCATAGGACTTGGGACCAAGAACCCTAACGCCAACCTCCATGTGGCCGGCAACGTCTATGTTTCTTCGAATCTCACAGTGGATACCGATACGTTACACGTGGACGCGGGTCGACACGCCGTTGGTATCGAGACCAAAAACCCCAACGCCAACCTCCATGTGGTTGGTAATACATACGTTTCTTCAAACCTCACCGTGGATACCAATACCTTACATGTGGATGCGGTGAAACACTCGGTGGGAATTGAGACGTTGACACCAAATGCAAACCTCCATGTCGTGGGTAACGCCTACGTTTCTTCGAACCTCACCGTGGATACGAATACTCTTCATGTAGATGCGGTGAAACACTCGGTGGGAATCGAGACGTTGACTCCCAGTGCGAATCTTCACGTTTCGGGTAACGCCTACGTGACCTCGACGGCTGATATCGATGGCACGTTACGACTCAATAACCCCACGACGGCTTTGACGACCGATCTCACATCGAATGTTGAAGTCAAACTTGATCAACTTTCGAACGTAAATATCACAAACCTATTAACTGATCAGGTTCTCGTCTATGACGATACGGGTAACTGGATCAACGAGTACCCCATCCATAACTACATCAAGATTCGAAACGCAGAAAATGGAATTACGCTTCTCTCCGGTAATACCGTATACATAGACGGTTTCCATAACGCGAACGTCCTAAATGCTAAATTAGCCAGGGCTGATTCGGCTGCGACCATGCCCGCGATAGGTGTGGTCTATAACGAAAGTCTCGCACCGGGTGTAGAAGGTGTCGCCGTCGCCTACGGTAAAGTGAATCAGATGAATACGGACAGTTTCGTAGAAGGTGAAACACTCTATGTGAGTAACACATACGCGGGTGTTTTATCGAACGTGAAACCGTACAGCACAATCCCCGATTTGATTCAAAACGTTGGTGTGGTGACTCGCAAACACCCAACCTCCGGTGCTATTTTCGTCACGGGTGTCGGTCGTGCGAATGATATTCCCAACGCGGCTATCGTCCTCGATGAATCTGCTATCAACTATGTGTACGTCAACGATCAAAATAATGACCTCAAAAAGATTGAACCTTCGAATTTACTCACACAACTCCAGACCCTTCAACAAGTGACAGATACCGGAAATGTATCGTCTAATACGATTCAATTCACGAATGCGACCACAGGTCTCGTGACCGTCGCCAACGTCGAAGTGGGATCGAATATTTCTGTGGCTGGTCTCGTAGATGCCGTGAATAAACACGTTCCCATGGTGGGTCTCGATGGATTCTTCGAAAAGTCACCCATTTATTTCACACCTGGAGGCACATACGTCGTATCCGCCGCCGAAGCTGAATTCTTGGGTAACCTTACTTTGAGTGGTAACACGACCATTCTCAACTCCGAATCCGTGACCATCTCGGATCGCAT